TATCTTGCGCTGAGAAGTCATTTTACGACTGATTATGATTACTTTAAATATAATGGTAAACTGAGAGTAAAGGAGGAATCTTTTTTAAGACGTAAAGACAAGTTTTTCTTTGAGAAGATAGAAAGGAGACATAAGAAGGAACTTGTTCCATTCTTCGTTTCAAATCTAATCAAGGAGGATAATAATTGGAGTGGAGGTCTTGTTTCTGACAAGGCTGAACAAGTCTTTAACGAATGGAAGAGAAAGTTCCAGTCACTTAAATATTCATTCCGTGAAGATATGAGTAAACTTCGTGATTATATGGATCGGAATGATCTTCAGTTTGATGAGGTGTTTCAGTGTGATGATGGACAACATCCAATAATTCTGAAACTCCTCATCTCTGAAGATATCTCAATCGAGTCTTTTATTATACTAGACAAAGTGCTAGGATTCGTGAAAAAGATCAATAAATACGTTGACGATTTCATTTGGATCGAGTATAATAAGAAGATAGTAAAGTATTCGTCATTTATTGAAATTGATCCAAAGGAGTATCGTCATGTCGTAAAATCTATATTTGTTTAAGTCGTATAAAGTCGTATTAAGTAGTTTTAAGGAGAATCAAAAATGTCAGCAACATCTTTTGCCGCACTCAAGAAGTCAAGTAAGTCATCACTTCGTGACCTAGTAACAGCAGCCGAAAAGGTCACGGCACGAGACGAACTCAACACAAACGAAAATATCTGGAAGCCTGAAGTAGACAAGGCAGGAAACGGATACTCAGTCATTCGATTCCTACCATCAGCCCCTGGTGAAGAACTTCCATGGGTCAAGGTATACAATCATGGATTCCAGGGTCCTGGTGGTTGGTGGATTGACGAATGTCGAACCACAATTGGCGAAAAGTGTCCAGTTTGCGAACACAACTCTATGCTTTGGAACTCAGGTGTAGAGTCCAACAAGGATATTGTTCGTAAGCAGAAGCGTCGATTAAACTATTATTCCAATGTTCTAGTCGTATCAGATAAGGCAAATCCTCAGAATGAGGGTCAAGTGTTTCTTTATCGGTATGGCGCAAAGATCTTCGAAAAGATGCAGAATGCAATGCAACCTCAATTTGAAGATGAAGATCCAATGAATCCTTTCGATTTCTGGGAGGGTGCTAACTTCAAGTTGAAGATTCGTCGATATGAAGGTTATCAGAACTATGACCTATCAGAGTTTGATAAGAGTTCTGTTGTATCTGACGATGATGCAAGGATTGAAGAGATTTGGAACTCTCAACATCCACTATCTAAGTTTCTTGATGTATCTGAGTTCAAGTCATATGAAGAACAAAAGACTCGACTCAATCGTGTTCTTGGTCTTGATGGTGGTCCTGAACTAAGTGAAGTTGCTCCAGCACCTCAACCTCGTGTTGCGGCAGCTAAGGAAGAAGATAGTGTTCCTTGGAGTAATGATGATGAAGAAGATGACGATAGTCTATCATTCTTCAAGAAATTGGCAGAGGAGGATTGATAAAATATCAGAGGGGACTTCGGTCCCCTCTTTTTTTTATGTAAAAGCTACAGAAAATCGAGACGCAGCAGATCTTGTTGGCGATTGTGTATATTGAGAAATACCACCAGAAATAGTAGTTTGACGATTACTATTATTGATAATAGTCTGTGATTGATCTACACTAGTTGGTGAAGAGGAACTAGGTGACGCTATAACTATAGGAGCTTGTGATTTCATTGCGTTATTCATTGAAACCATCTCCGCTTCTAAACCACTCATTCTAAGAGATCCAGCTTTATATGTTGGTGCCATCATTACTGTTTCTCCTGGCATCATAGACATCGGGATTGGAGTAACATCTTTTGGTAGTACATTGACTTTACCGCCCACGCTGGTTTCGTTCAATGTATCATTTCCGGTACCACCGATGAGAGGTGGAGGAACTATCATAGGAGTAGGTGCCGTGGATGATTTAGATTCTTTACTCGCTTCTTCTAGTCTATATCTGGCATCTTTTCTATTTGGACCTATTTTAACTGATCCAAACGCCCCAGCCTTTAACTTTTCCGTATAATAAGAAACTGGCCCCCGCGACCGCGAGCCGTTGGCTAAAGTTTTAATCCAATCCATTATTGTTTTAAAATCGCCTTCGGTTAAAGATGCACCAGTACTTGTAGCTTGAGTAGCAAAGGACTCAAGAAATTTTCGACCTTTCTTCCAATCTAGAGCTTTCAGTCCTTCTAATTGTTTTGATATTCTTTCATTTTGAGTCTTTCCAGCGGCTTCACCACCTACGGGTTCATCCTGTGCAATATTACTACCCAGTCCCATGGACATTCTTGCTAATTCTAAATCCATCTTTCTTTCTTCAGGGGTCGACACCACTGATGGGGATTTATAGTCCATAGTATTCTCATCGTCAGCTTCAAACACTCCAGGAGATTTTTCAAACTCTGGAGTACCAACTGCTTGGCCAATAGTTTTTCCTTGTGCTTCAAATTCAGCAGCTTTCTTTTTATACTCTTTCATTTCTTCAGAAGCTTTTTCAATAATAAAACTAGTAAGTTCGTAAGCTGCAAATACAGCACCAGCAATAGCAAATCCTCTTATGGCAGTTCTAAATAAATTTTTAAATAAAGTTTTCAATCTTCCTCTTGTCCTTCTAGCTGAATCCCCTAGATTTCTCCTATCTTCTGGATCTATTAGTGCGTCTGCGGCAGCGTCAGCCGCTTCTTCTGTTAATTCTCCAACACCAAACCCAAAAGCTTTTCTTATAGTTCTACTTAAAACTCTACCAACGCCTAGTGTAAGAATACCTAATCCTTTGAAGAAAGGTATAGGAAATAATGAAGCAAATAAACCTACACCACCAAATACAGCCGGTAAATTTTCTGCTAGAAAATTTTCTATTTTACTTCCAAGAGTAACCTCACCATTACCATCTTGTTCTTCTAAACCTAGTGATTCTACGACTTTTCTACCCAACCAAGTAAACGCTGCTGTTATAGCACCAGCTCTCCAACCAAATAAAGCAGTAACAAATAAATTAGGTAAGTTTAAGTTTTCTTTAAAAATTTCCCAAGCAGCGTTACCAACGCCTTTAAAAAAATCAGAGGTAAAGAAATTGCTCGCGGATTTTTTAATGGTATTAAGAAGCTCATCAGTCTTTTCTGGTGCTAGAAATGCACCTAGAATTAACGCACCAACAAGTGTACTTAAAACACCACCAAGAGATATACCCTTTCCTACTTCTATAGCTTTATCTTTTACGCCCGTCGCCGCGCTTTTTAAAGTAGTACCAAATTTAGACTCTCTTTTTTCTTCAGCGGCCGTCGATCTTTCTCTAGCACGATTAATTTTCTCAGCAGTCTCTTGTTTTTTATCTAAGTTTAAATTTTCAGTGTTTACCTTCAAAAAAGATGCGAATAATTTTCTAAGACCTCTGATATTCTCATCTATGCTTTGAACAGCATACATGGTGCTTTCTTGAAATGATAACGCCATCATATCAGAAGTAGCTGCACCAGATGGATTGGGGTTAGGAAGCATTTTGTCTGTTCTTCTCTTCTTGTTCTCTCAGATGTTCTAGCAACATCTGAATGTATATTTCTCTCTCAAACGGTATCATATCATCTAATTCAGTCAAAGAATATTTATGATATTGCATCAACGAAAAGTTAAGTCTATAATAACTAGCTAGACTCGTATGACAGAGACTTATCCAAAAAAATCTTCAAAACCAGATACATCTGTTTCAACCTCTTCATCACATTTTTCACATTTATACTTTGCTCTTAAACGACTGCCAGGCATAGTTTGAAAGAATCTTGTAATTTTATCAAATTGTTCTTTAGAAAGACTTTCTAAAAATTCTAAAACATCTTTTTGTGTAAAATCGTTGTAAACCGTTTCTTGATCGTAAACATATTCTATACTAGTAGAAAAAATATCAAGAACATTTGTAGGATCAATATCCATAAAGTCAGTCAAAGAATTTATAGTAGGATACTTCATCTTCACACCAATATTATCGTTTAATAAAAATGTATCAGTATGATCTTCATTTGTATTATAAACAATATTATCTAACTTGACTTCTACATCGTTCATGTGGCCACAATTTTCCACATCATGTTTTAGTTTAAACTGTGCCGTTTCTCCTACACTTTTAGATCTTATATGAAGAAACATATGTTCAAAATCAAAATAAGCTAAACTATAAGGATCAATATCCTCCGGCTCAATAACACAATTTTTTAACATTTGACAGATAGCGTCTATCATGTCTTTTCTCTCACCACTTTCAGCAGCTATGAGAAGCAACTTTTCCTCTTTTACAAGAAAAGGTCTAAATTTAACATCAACTCCATTTGACGGTAGTTTAGTCGTAAAGTGTGGGGCTACTATTGATGGTAAAGCCATTTTATTCTCTCCAAATCAGTTATTTTTATTAAGTAGATAAATTAGCAGTACTTGTTGATCCTACCGCGTTTTGTTCATAATATCTATAAGTGAACGTTACATTAATTCTAGGTATAGCATCAGAAGCCCAAGATAAACTTACTGGAGCGACTTGTATAGGATATGCTTCTATCAATTTTGTATTATATCCTTTGGCACCAGTTCTTCGTAGATTGTGAATATCTATCGTTCCAATATAATCATCATAATAACCAGAACGAAATCTTGAACCATCTGATACGGTACGACTAATTCGATGTGTTCCTACAACCTTATCTAACCATCTATCAAAATACTCTTTAACACGATAATCGTCTGATTCTATGAAAGTTATAGTAGTCTCTAGATAAAGTGCTGCATACGCTACTTTTCTTTGAGGTCCAATATAAACCTGTTCTGTTGTAGCAATACTTCTTCCGGGCAATTGTACAGAGTCTGCTCTATATGTTAAATCTGGATCACCAATTCCAGTTGGACCACTTATTATAATTTTGTAGTCGCTTTCTCTCGCTGGAGGAACATTATTAAAAATAGAAGTAAATCTATTTAAATCTATAGACATTATATCATCCTTCTTGAGTCTGCCCAGACTTTAGTCTTCGACGCTTTCGCAAATCTTTCCAGTGGTAGGAATAGGGCAATATCCCATTCACTAGATGATATCTCAATAAACCTAGAACGAACATGATTTGATAGATATCTCTTAAAAGTTGGTTTAAATGGAGCAAAACGAGAAGCCGCTTTTAATATCTGATAACCAATCTTCAATTTAGTCTTTTCATCGTATCTTCTGTCTGTAGACAGTTCGTATAATTTAT